ACACATTTAGGTGAATTTGCTTTGTATGAACAAACATCCACAGTTAGCAAACGTAGAGCAGGAGCAGAATTAAAACAAAAACTTAAAGGAGTACGCTCAGATGGGTTTGGTAAATATGATGCTACTATTTATGGGTTAGATAGTGATGGTAAAAGGGTTGAATTAAAATCTTTAAATGATTTAAATAAATTTGATAAATTTGAATTAGCTGAAAGCGAATCAATACCTTTAGATTTACCTATGTTAAATGAATTTTCATTACCTAAATTTGATGTAGTAAAACCTATTATTGATAAATTTTTAGGTGGAATAGAAAAGGCAGGTAAAAAATTAATAGAAATTGTTAAACGAGAAGGTAAACAGACTTTAGTATTAATTAAAGAAATAGCCGAATACGTGGTAAGTGGAAAAAAACCTACTCCCGCTGAACAGAAAAAAATTACAGAACAATTAAAGGATTTAGGTTTTTTAGCTTTTTTAGGAATAGCAGGTAATATTCCTTTTTCATTATTTTCCATAATTTATTTTATAATAGATGAATCAGGCATAGCTAAAGAATTTTTAAAATTAAATGAAGATGCAAATGGAACTTATATGTTAAGAGTTACTAATGCAATGAGAAATACAGGCAAAGGTCAAGAATCGGATAATGTACCTCCATTTTTTATGAAACATATGAAAGATGCTGGTAATTTAAAAGAAAAACTTAAAGGATATAAATTAAAAGAATCCAAAGAAGATTTAGACGAAGCTGAATTTAAAGGTAAAAAAGTAGCATTAGGTAAACCAAAACGTGGTGGGCCTAAAGCATATTATGTTTACGTTAAAGATGGAGATAAAGTTAAAAAAGTAACTTTTGGATCCGGTGGTTTAAGAGCTAAAATCAAAAACAAAGAAGCACGTAATGCATTTGCAGCACGTCACAATTGTAAAGATAAAAAAGACAGAACAAAAGCAGGATATTGGTCATGTAATTTACCAAGATACGCTCCAGCATTAGGTTTAGGTGCTAAAATGAATACTTTTTGGTAATATGAACCCATACGAAAATAAAGGTAATATAAGAACATTTTCTAAAGATGTAGACCCAATGGAATTGGTATGGCATCAAGATAAAGAAGATAGACATATAGAAGTTCTCGATGGTGAAGGATGGTCAATACAAATGGACAATCAGTTACCTTTGGTATTATCAAAAGGAGATCGTATATTTATAACAGAAGGTCAAGTACACCGAGTACTAAAAGGTATAACAGATTTAAAAATAAAAATAAATGGATAATTTCGATTTAAGAAAATATTTAGCTGAAGGTAAGCTATTAAAAGAAGAATTAACTTGGTATGTTGAAGATGAAAATGAAGACATACGTTTTCAAAATGATGAATATTTAAAAGAAGTAGGGAAGAAAATAAAAGAAATCCATCCTGATATATCTAGTGAAGATTTAAATAAAATTATAATCATGACTGGAGAACAATATTCTCGAGAAGAAGATTTTCATGGTGATAGTATTCCTTCAGGTAATTTTGTTGAAGCAGCAGTAGAAATATACCAAACGGATGTCTTGGGTAGTAGGGGTGATAAAGATGATGAGGATTTTGATGAATGGGCCCCAGAGAATCTTGATGGTGATTTTCCAAAAGATAGTATATTTGCAGGTTGGACACAGGCACAATATGATGCATATCAAGAAGAACCACGTAAATATGAAAAATATCTTGGTGGGGGATCATTTAATTTATCTGAAGGTAATTTTGATGAATTAAAAAAATACCAAAAAATGCTTAGCGATGCTGCTGATTTTTATAGAAATAAAGCTGAAGAATTAGGTATAGATTCAGCAGATATTCAATTATTTAATAAAGGAATTAATAATCTAGAAACTGCTATTTTTGATGAAGACAATAAAAGATCAGGTGGTAAAATAGATTAATATGAAAGAACTATATAGATTTAGACAATTCCTTACAGAAAGTGTAACTGCAGATGAAATTGCTTCAAGAGTTAGGAAATTAGGAAAAGAAAAAGGCATAGAGGATAAATATATTGAAGATTATATAGATGAACTCGATGGAAATTTTGAACCTGATGCCTATGAAAACTCTACAGATAAAGATTTACTTGATGATTTGAAATCATATATAGATTTATCTGAAGGTGTAATTAAAAAAGAAGTAACTATCAACGGAAAAACAATAGATGTTTCTTCAATAAAAATCGAAGGGGTAGATACATCACAAGGATATGACGACGGAACAACAGATGCATTTGCTTCGTATGCTGAATTTAAAGATGGAAGTGAGTTAAGCGATAATGAGCTAGATAAGCTTACAGATGAAAATTCAGACTTAATACATGAACTTGCTTTAGAGGTATTCCAAATGGGAGAATCAACACCTGGATACAAAGAATTAAAAGAAGGTCATAGTTTAGATTCAAAAGATATGCAAGTATTAAAAGATGCATTTAATCATCTTTTTTCATCTGGTAGTGGGTTCACAAAATTAAATGACTTAAGAAGAGTTATTAAATACATAATGGATACTAATGCTAAAGAATTAAATTAAAATAAATGAAAGAACTATATAGATTCAGACAATTCCTTGCAGAAGAAGATTTTAAAAATCCAATTCTAGACAAATATCTAAAACTAAAAAAATCAATAGATTATAAAACAGTTTTTCCTACTGACTTACAAAGTTTTGTAGATTCACTAGATAATACTGAACGTGAGGGATTAGAAAGTGATTTAGCTGAAGGTAAGCTAGCTGAAGATGATGTATTTAGAGATAAAAAAGGAAGTTTTAGAAATCAATACTCTATTGGTAAAGCTTCTGATATATATGATGATTTTGAAACTTATTATGAACGATGGGAAGATGAATTTGTTGAAGGTAATTCATTTGATTTTAATGATGAAGATGAATGGAATGAAACTAACACTCCAGGAGATAAAGTAGCTTCTCATTCTTGGGAAATTAGTTATGAAGAGGAAGATGACTATTATGAGCCAATTATTAATAATATGCTAAACTATCTTAAAAAAAATAAAATATACAAATATAAAAATGATGATGGTATTGATGCTGAGTTTACTTTCGACGATAGGTCTGATTCAATTGATATGGTTATTTATTATACTGCTGATGATATCGAAAAATACAAAAACTAAAATAAATAACATATAGACAGATTCATAGCCTGTCGCGATTAAAAATAAACAGATATCTGTGGCGTCTCATTTGGAGACGCCATTTTAAGTTCGTATATTAACACATAAATAAGGATACAATATGAGTAAAAATGTAGTAATGGTTGGAGCAGGTGTAGCAAATGTAAACGCTGCTACTAAGCTAATTGACAATGGATTTAAAGGTAAAATCACTATTATTGATATGGGTAAAGATCCATATTTAAGACCATATGAAGAGGTAATGACAGGTTTCCTAGGAGCAGGAGGTTGGTCTGATGGTAAATTAACTTATCATACTTCAATTGGTGGTCAATTATCTAAATATTGTGGTGAAGAAAAAGCAATGGAATTATTTGATCAGGTGATTGATAATTTTAAACGTTTTCACCCTAAACCAGAAGAAGTACAGTGTTCAAATCCAATTGCAGAACCAGATTTTATTAAACCTTATTTTGGATTACGATTATTCCCTGTATGGCACGTTGGTACTGATTATTTACATGAAATTGGTAAAAATTGGTATGACTTTTTAGTAGATGGTGGTGTTGAATTTTTATGGGAAACTAAAGTAACAGCTATTGATTTTGATGATAGTTCAGTATTTTATGTTAATGCTCAAAATACAAGATTACTAAAATATGATAAACTTATTTTTGGTGTAGGCAAATCAGGTATTGATTTTGGTAAATTATTAGCAGAACAGTATGAATTACCTACCGAACCAAAACCAGTACAAATAGGTGTTAGATTTGAAGCACCACAAAAACACTTTCAAAAATTAATTGATATAAGTTATGATTTTAAATTATATAGAAAATTTGAGGAAGCAGGAGTATCACTTCGTTCCTTTTGTACTAATAACAATGCAGCTTATGTAGCTGTAGAAGAAACATATGGTGATCATTCATATAATGGACATGCTAAAAAAGACGAATCATTTAGAAACGATATGACCAATTTTGGTATTCTAATGGAAGTTCAAGGTATTGATAAACCATTTGAATGGTCTAGAGATGTAGTAAATAAATTACAAAAAGATGGTACAGGGTTATATTATAGTCCAACTCGTGAACCATCAACTACATCTGAAGGTGCAAATGTGTCAGCAGTTAAAGTAGATACATTACATGAAATAACTAAAACTATGCAACCATATTTTTGGTATGTATTAGATTTTATTGAAGACATGAAAAAAGTTTTTCCAACATTAAAAGACGATTGGGGTATTTATGTACCTGAAGTAAAATATCTTTCACCTGAGCCACTTGTCGATTATACTAATCTAGCTCTCACCAAATATAGTAATGTCCACTTCGTTGGAGATGCTTTATCAGCTAGGGGTATAACGGTAAGTGGTGCACAAGGGACTTATGTTGCAGAACATATATTAAAAAATTAGGAGAACACGTATAAATTTCGTATATTTACGATAAATAATAACACTATGGCTAGAATAGAAAAAACACCGTTTCCACAAAGTAAAAAATTAAAAAAAACAGATGGGACTATTGCTTATGTTTGGGATGGTAAACTTCACAATTGGGAAGGACATGCTTTAATTCCTGAAGGTAATGAAAGAAAAGGAGAATATCATTTATATGGAATTAAACACACTAAGGAAGAATGGAGCGAAGTTAGACAACAAAGAGAAGGTTTACCATATTATAAAAACCAATCAATGAAAGCATCACTTTCAGACTATAGAAATTAATGAATAAAGTTATTATAGTATCAGGTTATTTTAACCCAATACATAAGGGGCACCTTGAATATTTTGAAAAATCAAAGAAACATGGTAATCAACTTTGGGTAATTGTTAATAACGATTATCAAAGAGAATTAAAAAATTCTAAAGAATTTCAAAAAGAAGATGAAAGATTAACTATAGTAAGAGCAATTAGAACTGTAGATTTTGCAACACTATCTATAGATAAAGATAGAACAGTTATAGAATCTATAAAACAAATCCACTCAGATTTAGGAGAAAACCATAGTTTATATTTTGCAAACGGGGGAGATCAAAATAATAATTCTATACCAGAAGCTAGGATATGTGAAGAACTTGGTGTATCTTTAATAGATGGGTTAGGTACTAAAATTCAATCAAGTAGTTGGTTATTAAAAAAACAATAATATGAAAATAGGTTTATGTGGTACAATGAGTGTAGGTAAAACTACATTAGTAAATGCTTTAAAAGAAACAAAACAATTTAAAGATTATATGTTTAGAACAGAACGTTCTAAGTTTTTAATGGAGCAAGGCATTCCATTAAATACTGATTCTACATTAAAAGGTCAAACAGTATTTTTAGCTGAACGTTGTGCTGAATTAATACAAACAGATGTTATTACAGATAGAACTGTTATTGATGTTATGGCATTTACTTTAAATGCAAAATCAATATCTCATCAAGATAAGGATGCATTTGAAACATATGCTAGTGAATTTGTTAGGGATTATGATCATATATTTTACATATCTCCTTATGGGATAGAAATTGAAGATAATGGGGTACGTGAAACAGATGAACACTATAGAGATTTAATTGATTTTACTATTACAACATTAATTAAAAGACATGGCCATAAAGCAGGGTCAGTAGAAAAAATATCTGGATCTACAGAGGAACGTATTCAACAAATATTGAATATTACTAATCTTTAACATATTTATAATAAAACCCTATTATAATGAAAAAATCTGAGTTAAACAACTATATTAAAGAAAATATTATTTCTACACTATCTGAAGATACTGATGCAGAAATTGAAAAAACTAAAGAACTAACTTCTGCAATTCAAGATTTAGAAGCAGCTAAAAAAGAAGCGGGAATCGAAGAAAAAATTGCTCAATCATCAGACGATGTAATTGACCCAGCGGATTATGGAGATATAGGAAGAGGTTACTTATCAGGGTTTAATAGACCACATAGTTTAAATAATGATGATTTAGAAACCTTGGGTAGAAAAGTAGTAGACAAACTTTATAAAGGAGATTTTGATGCTGCTAAGGCTAAATTTATAAAAGAAGATTTAAGAGAAGACGAAGATAAAGAACCAACTAAAGCAGACCTTAAAAAAACTAAAGGCTTAGCAAAAGCAAAAGAAGAATTAGCTTTATTAACTCGTGAAATGAAGTCATTAGCTAAAAAATATTCTAAAGCTGAAGGTGAAGATAAAGAAAAATTAGTTAAAATCTTAAAAGATAAAACTAAATTAAAAAAAGAGTTAGAGAGTATTTTAGATAAATAAATATGAAATTTAACGAAAGGTTTTTGTATTCATTAAAGATTGTTATTTTATTGGTTATTATAGCTTGGCTATTATTTTCTAATGAAGAAGATTATACTGAAGATTACAATGCTAAAATAGTAGCATTAGAACAAAAAGTCGATTCGTTACATTATATAAATGATGAATTGACTTTTAAAATTGATACTTTAAATAATCAAGTATCAAAATTAGATCAGCAGATTGATTTAAAAGATAATAGAATAAAAAATTTAAAATGGAAAGTAAATGAAAAAGTTAATGCCGTTGATTCTTTTGATGATAATGAGCTTGAAAGGTTTTTCACAGAACGTTACGGACAGTACATCGATTCAATTAAAAAAACCAATAGCAAAACTAGTAATTAAGGATTTAATTACTGGTGATGGTATTAAAGAAGAATTATCACTTAGTGTAAGTAAAATAAGGTTATTAGAACAAAAAGTTGTTTTAAAAGACAGTATTATTTTTAACCTAAATTCTCAAGTAGGAAATTTTGAATCTATAATGCTTACTAAAACAGACCAATTAACCCTTTCCCAAGAATTATCTAAAAGGCTCCAATTAGATTTAAAAAAACAAAAAATTAAAACTAAATTAATGGGTGGCGCAGGTCTAGTAGCTGTTATAGGGGCAATATTCTTATTAAAATAATATATGTCAGACATAAAAAAAGTAATAAGACAAGAATACCTTAAATGTGCCCAAAACCCCGTGCATTTTATGCGTAAATACTGTTATATACAGCATCCCCAACGTGGTCGCATACAATTCAACCTATACCCATTTCAAGAAAAAGTACTAACGTTAATGCGCGATAATCCATATTCGATTATCCTTAAATCTAGACAATTAGGTATATCAACTTTATCAGCAGGTTATTCATTATGGTTAATGACTTTTCATAAAGATAAAAATATATTATGTATTGCAACAAAACAGGAAACTGCAAAAAACATGGTAACTAAGGTTAAATTTATGTATGAAAATTTACCTTCATGGCTTAAAATAGACGCTTCTGAAAATAATAAATTAACACTACGATTAAGTAATGGATCACAAATAAAAGCTACCTCAGCATCAAGTGATGCAGGTAGATCAGAAGCAGTATCCTTACTACTAATTGATGAGGCTGCTTTTATTGATAATATTGGAGAAATTTGGGCATCAGCACAACAAACATTAGCAACTGGTGGTGGTTGTATAGCACTGTCTACACCTTATGGTACAGGTAATTGGTTCCATCAAACATGGGTTAGAGCAGAATCTAGTGAAAATCAATTTTTACCTATTAAATTACCATGGTTTGTCCACCCAGAACGAGACCAAAATTGGAGAGATCAACAAGATGAATTATTAGGTGATCCTAGAATGGCGGCACAAGAATGTGATTGTGATTTTAGTACCTCTGGTGATATTGTATTTTACCCTGAATATATAGATTTCTATGAAAAAACATATGTAAAAGATCCTATGGAAAGAAGAGGTGCAGATCAAAATTTATGGGTTTGGGAATCACCTGACTACACAAGAGATTATGTTGTTGTAGCTGATGTTGCTCGTGGCGATGGAAAAGATTATTCTGCATGTCATGTAATTGATGTAGCAAATAATGTACAAGTTGCAGAGTATAAAGGACAATTAGGCACAAAAGAATTTGGGCATTTATTAGTAGGTTTAGCTACTGAATATAATGAAGCAATGTTAGTAATAGAAAACGCTAATATAGGATGGGCAACTATACAAGTTGCTTTAGATAGACAATATCCTAATCTTTACTATTCACAAAAGAGTGACTCCCCAGGAGCAAGTTCGTATTTTGACAAATATCAGGACCATTCAAAAATGGTAGCTGGTTTTACAATGTCATCTAGAACACGTCCTATGGTAATAGGTAAATTTCAAGAATATATTGGTGATAAAGGAGTAACAATACAGTCAAAAAGGTTAATAGAAGAAATGAAAACTTTTATTTGGCGTAATAATAGAGCAGAAGCACAATCGGGCTATAATGATGATTTAGTTATGTCCTTTGGAATTGCTATGTATGTTAGAGATACTGCTTTAAGATTAAGACAAAAAGGATTAGACGGTACTAAAGAGGCATTAAATCATATGTCAGTAAATAGAACCCCTTATCAAGGAGGATATGGAAGTAACCAAAGTGGTAAAAATCCTTACGAACAAACAATGGGTAATAATAAAGAAGATATTAGATGGCTCTTCTAATTCATATTTATAACAATAACACAAATTATGGCTGATAAAAGCGTATTTACAAGATTAAAAAGATTATTTTCAACTGATGTTATAATCAGAAATGTTGGTGGTAATCAAGTAAAAGTAATAGATAGTGGTAAAATCCAATCTGCAGGTGAATTAGAAACTAATTCATTAATGGATAGATATAATAGAATATATTCAACAAGTCCTTCATCTTTATATGGGGCTCAATTTAATATTAATTATCAATATCTTAGACCACAATTATACTCAGAATATGATTTAATGGATCAGGATGCTATTATTGCATCCGCTTTAGATGTATTAGCCGATGAATCAACCCTTAAAAATGATATGGGTGAAGTACTTCAAATTAGAAGTGCTAATGAAGATATTCAAAAAATATTATATAATCTATTCTATGATGTATTAAATGTAGAATTTAATCTTTGGATGTGGGTTAGACAAATGTGTAAATATGGTGATTTTTTCTTAAAATTAGAAATTGCTGAAAAATATGGTGTTTATAATGTAATACCTTATACTGCTTATCATATTGAAAGACAAGAAGGATATGATCCAGATAACCCATCAGCTATTAGATATAGATACGCACCAGATGGTATGGATAATTTAAGTTCTGGGATGTATCCAGTACCCGGGGCAGCTGCAGGAAATTTAATGAATGAACAAGGTATTTTCTTTGATAATTATGAAATGGCTCATTTTAGATTATTATCTGATGTTAATTATCTTCCTTATGGTAGAGCTTATATTGAACCCGCTCGTAAATTATACAAACAGTATGTTTTAATGGAGGATGCAATGTTAATTCATAGAATTGCACGTGCTCCTGAAAAACGTATTTTTTATATGAATGTTGGTTCTATACCACCAAATGAAATAGAAACGTTTATGCAGAAAACAATTTCTCAACTTAAACGTACACCATTCCAAGATAATAAAACTGGAGAATACAATTTAAAGTATAACCAGATGAATATGTTAGAAGATTTCTATATTCCAATTAGAGGGAATGATGCAACTACTAAAATAGAAACAACACCGGGGTTACAATACGATGGTATTCAAGATGTAGAATATTTAAGAGGTAAGTTATTTGCCGCACTTAAAATTCCAAAAGCATTTTTAGGATATGAAGAAGGTGTTGAAGGTAAATCTACACTAGCTCAGCAAGACATTAGATTCGCCCGTACAATTGAAAGAATACAAAGAATACTACTCTCAGAATTAAATAAAATTGCCCTAGTACATTTATATACACAAGGATATTCAGATGAAACATTAACAAATTTTACACTTCATATGTCTAGTCCATCTATTGTATTAGAACAAGAAAAAATTGAATTGTTAAAATCAAAAACAGAACTATCTGAACAATTACTTGCTCAAGGTTTAGTCCCATCAGACTGGATTTATGATAATGTATATCAATTTAGTGAAGACCAATATGATGAATATAGAGATTTATCTAGGGAAGATGCTAAACGTAAATTTAGAATGGCGCAAATTGAAGCCGAAGGTAATGACCCAGTAGAAACTGGTAAATCATATGGTACACCTCATGATTTAGCTTCATTATATGGTTCAGGTAGAATGTATACTGACCCAGGAGCGGTACCTAAACCAGAGGAATATGCTGCTGATGATCCTAAATTAGGTCGACCAAAAGATACTAATGTAAAACGTAATACACAGGGTGATAATTTTGGTAAAGACCGTTTAGGAGTTAAAGGTATGAAAAATAAGGATAAAAATGATTCTGATTCTATTAGACCTAAGTTTAATGGTGGGCCTTTAGCACTTGAAGGTGCTCATATAACTTATTTAAAAAATAAACAAATATTTGAAGATTTAGATAAAAAGAAACTAGTGTTTAATGAAGATAAAGATAACACTACTCTTTTAGATGAAGACCAATTAAAGGAACAATAATTTTTACATATTTATAAATAAATATATTTTGATGAAGATAAAACATTCAAAGTACAAGAATACAGGCATATTATTTGAGCTGTTAGTACGACAAATTACTGCTGATACTTTAAAAGGTAGTGATTCCCCAGCAATTGATATACTTAAATCTTATTTTGTAAAAACAAGTTTAGGAAAAGAATATAAGTTGTATGAATCTATTATGAAATCTAAGATATTAAGTGAAGGTAAAGCTCATTTAATAATATCTACTCTTTTAGAATCCTCAAATAAACTTAATAGAAAAACTATAAAAAAACAAAAGTATAATTTAATTAATGAAATTAAAAAACATTATAGTTTAGAATCGTTTTTTGGTTCAAAAATATCTAATTATAAAGAAATAGCTGCTATATACACTTTAATTGAAAGTTTTCATAGTGAAAAGTTAAATTTAGATCAAATTAATAGTAGTAAGATTATTATATTAGAGCATTTAACTAGAAAAGAAATTGATTTAGATTCCAAACAGGCAGTACTTGAAGAATTTTCTACTTATGATAAAGATATAAGAACTTTAACTTATAAAGTATTACTAGAAAAATTTAATGATAAATACGATACCTTAACAAAGGATCAAAAACAAGTACTTAAAGAGTATATAAATTCTGTAGATTCAACCCCTGATTTAAGAAATTTTTATAATAATAAAATTACAGAATTAAAAAATAGTTTAAATAAAGAATCCAAAAATATTAAAGATAAAGCTACCAAAGTTAAAATTACTGAAGTTGCTAAATTTTTAACTGAATTAAAGAAAACTGATAAAGTTGGAGATAACAACTTAGTCGATTTGTTACGTTATTATCAATTAGTAAATGAAATTCAGATAGCAAATGGCAAAGAAATATAAACTTAAAGAAATAGAAATAGGTGATGTAAAAGTTGATGGTGGAATCAAATCTACTGTTACTGATATTGATGATGCTACAGGAGCTATAACTTGGGATATTTTTCAAGTACCCGATATAGATAAATTACTTGATCAGTCTGATGATTTAGTTCAAACAGCTAAAGGAGTTTATACTAAAGTTAAAGATGATAAAGTATTTTTAGATATTTACAAACAAGCAAGACTACTTAGAAATGCTATACGCACCCACACCAGAAATAACTACCCAGAAGAATATAAAAAATCTAGGGGAGTAAATGAATCTGACGTGGAAGAAGCATCTATGTCTGGAGCAGCTGGTGCTTATTTAACACCATATGCCTTTAGAATACCTAAAAAAAAGAAGAAAAAAAAGCTTAAAGAAAAAGCTTTACCTTTAGTTAGAAAAAAATTAGCAAAAGTACCTAAAGCAAAAAAAGTTACATCTAAACAAAGAATGAAATTACCATCTGGTATGGTTAGTTCTTTTGGGTATAACGTAAGCGAGGATGCTACTAATTCTGCTAATATACATAAACAGGGACAACATCCTGGAGAAGATTTAGGTCCTGGACCAAAAGCAGGTCCTGATGGGGTTACTGATAATGCTTATACAAAACAATTTAAATATAAATTAGTTCCTAAAACAAAAGATGGTACTTATGTACAAAAAGGATCAGGAATGATAGTTAAAAATTTATTTTAATATGTATAACCGTAATATAAAGGAAAACGAAGATAAAGCATCTAAATTTCACGAGGAACGTATAGAAGCTTTTGATAAATTAGAAAATAGATTTGAAGATATTAAAAAATCAATCAAACTAGCTAAAATAGAAACAATAAAATATTACAGAGATAATCCAGAAAGTTTTTCTGTTGTAATAGGCACAGATATGCTAAATGATTATTTTAACGATATAGAAACATTATTACAATAACACAATTATGAAACACACACCAAACGAATTATTTAATAAACTTACAAAAAAGTTTAATCCTAAGATTGAAAAGGAATTAATCAATGAAGAATTAGGTAAAATAATTGAATTAAAACCTATAGTACAATTAGAATCAACTATTAAAGAACCATTTTGGTCTAAGTTTGAAACTTTTTTAGCTGAAGGTGGAACTTTAGAGCCTATCGTAAATAACGATATGAAATCTAATACAAAAGAAGCTGAAGAAAAAATTAAAGCTGATCCTAAGTTAAAGTTTGAAATGGAAAACAAATTAGCTGGGTCTTATAAGGTTTCTAAAGAAGTTGAAAATATTGAATCTCGTAATTACGATTATAAAGCAGAAAATATTAATAATGTTAATGCACAAGAAGTACTAACTGGTATTCAATGTGAAATTAATTATAATAAGGAATTAACGTTAGATGAAGCTAAAGAATTAGCAGTTAAAAATTTATCTAAAAACCCACTACATTATGTAGAAGAAGGTCAATTTGGTATTAAAGGTTTAGGATACACTGAATCAAAACAACAACAAAGTGATGGTGAAAGTTATGGTGGAAGTGGATTTAGTGAAAAACTAAAAGATGGAGGTGATAGTTTAGTTCCTGTTAAAGAATCTAAATATTCAATTCTTAACTTAGTAAAAGAATCTTTAGGTTCTGTAATGACACAAGGAAACCCAAATTCATATGCCGCCCAATCGGGAGCTATTATTAACCAAATGATGGCTGAAAAAGAAGAAGAGAAAAAATTACCTATGGATGAAATGGAAGATGAAGGTACAGCAGTATCTTATTCTGATACTAATGAAGCTGCTAAACCAGATTTTGCTGATATAGATGGTGATGGAGATAAAGAAGAAACAATGAAGCAAGCAGCTAAGGATAAAAAGAAAAAAGCTAAAAAGGAATCAATTGATTCAAAATTAGCTGAAATAGGAAAAGAAGCTGAAAAAGTAAAAATGGAAGCTCAATTAGATTTTCTACATGATCATATTCAAGAAAAAGCAGATAGAGTTAATTCAATTCAGGAAGATGAAAACCTTAGTGAATTAATTGATAAAGCTAAAATGAAACAAATGCAGAGAGAAATCAAAGATTTGGAAAGAAAGAAAATGAAAATGGAAAGAATTTACGAAAAGTCTTGTGGATCAAAGTATGCTAAAAAAGAAATTGTAGACGAAATGGATGCTGTGAGTTGGAATGATAAAAACAATCCAACACGTGGTGCTGCAGGTGAAAGAGACCCTAAAAAAGTAGGTAAATCAACATCGGCTTATGCTATTAATGAAGTACTTTTTAAAATGGATAATAATAAAGCTAAAGAATATTATAAACCTTTAGCTGATGTAATTAAATCTATGGGGTATGAAACTAATCTTAAAGCAGAAAACCCAGGTTCAACACAGAGTATTGATTCTTTACCTCAGGCGTTTTTATATTATAACACAGAATTACCTACTGAAGAGGAAGGAGTTCATAAAGGAAAAGATGTAAGTTTAACTTCTTTAAAAGGAGGTCCTAATAGTGTAAATAAATTTATGAGTGATGTAGATCCTCATCCGGAAGACACAAAAAAGGAATACGATTTTACCGTAAATGGAGGGGAATATTATGCTAAATCACAAGACGTTTTAAAAAGATTAGAAAATGCTATGGGAGATTCAGTAGATGCTGATCCTATAAAAAAATTAACTAGTACTTTTACATCAAATAAAGACTTTAAACCTGTTACTTATTATAAAATGATAATGTTTCCTAAAAAACAGTAAATGAGCAAAAAGCTATTAATAGAAACTCATGCTATAAAGATATCCCCTTCTCAACTAACTGAAAATGTTAGTAAGGAAAGTGGAAATCTTTTAGTTGAAGGTATTTTAGCTACGGCTGAAGTACAAAATGGTAATGGTCGTTATTATTCTAAAGGTTTATGGGATCGTGAAATGGACAAATATAATGAACTTATTGAACAACGTCGTTCAATGGGGGAATTAGACCATCCTGAATCCACTGTAATTAACCTAAAAAATGTATCACATCTTATATCAGAATACTGGTGGGATGGAGATAATGTAATGGGTAAAATAGAAATTTTACCTACACCTTCAGGAAAAATATTAACAGAACTTATGAAAAGTGGAGTTACAGTAGGTGTATCTTCTCGTGGTATGGGTTCATTAGAAGAAAATAGACAGGGTGTATTAGAAGTACAAGATGATTTTGAATTATTATGTTGGGATTTTGTTTCAACACCCTCTAATCCTGGTTCTTATATGCATACTATAAATGAAGGAAAAAATACAATTACATATGATTACTCAAATGTAAATAAAGTAATACACGAAATTCTTTGCTCAAAAGGAAATTGTTCTATTTTTTAATTTTTACTTAATTTACATATACGTATAACTGCAATGTGTCATGAGTACTTAGATATGACACCGATATAAAATATTCCCTATTACGATTCCTAATAATCGTATTTCACAAAAAAAATTTTGAGATTATGGCAAACAATGATTTGTTAAAAGAAGCAATCGCTGATGCTAAAGCTGTTAAAGAAACTGCTATAGCAAACGCAAAACTTGCTCTTGAAGAAGCATTCACACCACATTTAAAATCTATGCTTTCAGCAAAATTAGAAGAAATGGACAAAGAAGACGTTGACGAAACATACTCTAAGTATGAAGAAGATGACGTTAAAGAAGAAATGGATCCTAAAGATGACATGAAAGAAGAGAAAGATGATATGGATGAAGCTAAAGAAGAGCTTGACGAGATTAACCTAGACGAGTTACTTGCTGAACTTGAATTGGATGAAGACGCTCGAACAGACGCTGAAGAAGAAGGCTACAAAGACGGTATGAAGGACGAAAAAGAGGACTTGAAAGAGGACGATCGTACTGATGCTGAGGAAGAAGGCTATTTAGATGGCGAAAAAGACGAGAAAGAAGACATGGATGATGATATGGACGAGGAAATTGACCTTGAAGATATGTCAGAAGATGACTTAAAAGGATTCATTGAGGATGTTATTAAAGATTTAGTAGCAGACGGAACAATTGAAGCAGGTGAAGACTCCGAAGAGGAAGATATGGAAATGATGGATGTAGAAGATGTTGAAGACGTAGACGTAGATATCGAAATCGCTGAGGAAAAAGAATACATGACCCGAAAAGAAAAAGAAGAAGGTGATGACAGACGCTCAGACGACAAAATTGAAGCAGAAACAGAAAAAATGCGTAAAATGGAAGAAGATCTTAAATCTGCTATTGATTCAGTAAATGAATTAAAATCAGAACTTAATGAAGTAAATCTATTAAATGCAAAACTTCTTTACACTAACAAAGTTTTTAAATCTAAAAACTTATCTGAAGACAAAAAAGTTAAAGTGCTTAAAGCATTTGACAAAGCGTCATCAGTAAAAGAAGCTAAAGTTATTTTTGAAACATTAAACGAAGGTTTAATTTCAAAACCCGTAGCAAATGTAAGACCACAAGGTAGTGCATCTAAAGCAACTGGGACAATAACAGAAGCTAAAAAACAACCAATAATTGAATCAAACGATGTTTACAACAGAATGCGTAAACTAGCTGGTTTAATTTAAAAACTAAAAATTAATTAACCCTAAAAACTTAAAAAAAATGAGCTTAAATACTCTTTTAGAAAGCGCAAACCCATACCAGTCTTTACAGTCTGATGCGGCCAGATTAGCTGGTAAATGGGAAAAAACAGGTTTATTAGAAGGTTTAGGAGGTTCCCATAAAAGTAACATGGGAATGATTCTTGAAAACCAAGCTAAACAACTTGTAGTAGAATCTTCACAAACAGGTGGAGGTGCTGCATCTTCAGGTACATTTCAATCACAAACTGGCGTTAACGTTGGTGGACAGTGGGCAGGAGTTGCTCTTCCGTTAGTACGTAAAGTATTCGGACAGATTGCTGCACAAGAATTTGTATCTGTACAACCAATGAATTTACCTTCAGGTCTAGTATTTTATTTAGATTTCCAATATGGATCTAATAAATCTCCATTCCAAGCAGGTCAATCATTATACGGAACACAAACAAATGAATTTGGTAACACAAACGAAGGTGGTCTTTACGGATCAGGTAGATTTGGATATTCTGTCCAAAATACTCAATCCTTAGTTGGTGGTGCAACAGGAGACAATGTAACAGGATCTGATGCAACTTGGGATCAAGTAAATTTCAATAGTAATTATTCTGCTTCTGTAGCTGCTGGACAATATTTAGCACTACAAGTACCTACTTCTTCTTTAGCGTTTATGGATGCTAAAGGTGTTAAAGGATTTCAATTATTCACAGGTTCGCTTGATGGTGTAGTACCAACAGGATCTGGTGATCAATTTGCTGGAGTACAAGTATCTGAATTTACAGATTACGATGGTGGTGCAGCTATTACTTTCCTTGTTTCAAAATCTAATTTTGCTAACAATGCAGGTACATTTGAAGGACTTTCAGGTACTGGATCTGCGTTTATAAATTACCAACTTCAACCAACTGATCAGTTCAGAGGTGATTTCGAATCTGGTAATTCAAAACCAAACTCATTTAATGATATTCCTGAAATGCCAGGTACTGGACCAGATAATTGCTGTCCTGACCAAGTAATTCCAGAGATTAACATTCAAATGCAATCAATGGCAATTGTTGCTAAAACTAGAAAACTTAAAGCTGTATGGACTCCTGAGTTCGCACAAGATTTAAATGCATACCATGCTCTAGATGCTGAAGCTGAATTAACTTCAATCTTAAGTGAGTACATTTCATTAGAAATTGACTTAGAAATCTTAAGTATGTTAATTGATAATGCTGCTGCAGGAACAGAAAACTGGTCTGCTGTAAATAATCAAGCTATAACTGGAACAGGTGCTGGAATTGTACAGTCTGATCTAGGTTTCTATAACTCACAAGGACAATGGTTCCAAACATTAGGAACTAAAATCCAGAAATTGAGTAACATCATTCACCAGAAAACTCTTCGTGGTGGTGCTAACTTTATGGTTGTTTCTCCAACTGTAGCTACTATCCTAGAATCAATTCCAGGATTTGCTGCTGACACAGATGGTGATGCTGCTAAAATGAGCTATGCATTTGGTGTACAAAAAGTTGGTAGTTTAAATACTCGCCAAAAAGTATACAAAAACCCTTACATGACTGCTAACCAGATCCTATTAGGATATAGAGGTACACAGTTCTTAGAAAGTGGTGCTGTATTTGCTCCTTACATCCCGTTAATTATGACTCCTCTTGTATACGATCCAGATACGTTCGTACCAAGAAAAGGTCTATTAACTAGATATGCTAAGAAAATGGTAAGACCAGAATTTTATGGAATTATCAACGTAGCAGGTTTAAATACTCTATAATTAGATATTTAACTTTTCTTAATAAATTAACCCGGCTTTATGCCGGGTTTTTTTATGTTTTTCATATGTATAATAAAATGCGTTATACACAAACTATATTTATCTCATTATATAGTTATATTCAAATTTTACTGTTTTTTAACGTATTTACAACGGTTACATTCACTGATAACATAACCCTTAATTTCAAGAATCGATGGCAAGTAAACCCCATACGGACGACATATACCGTCCTAAGAGAATTCCTAAAAACCCAATTAAGTTCAAACTCCAACTTAATGAAGAACAAAAATTTGCAAAAAAACTTATTTTAGAAAATACTATTACCCTCCTAGGAGGAGGAGCTGGTAGTGGAAAAACATTACTAGCATGTAATGTTGCATTAGATGGTTTACTAAGAAGACAGTATGATAAAATTATTATAACCCGACCAACTGTATCAAAAGAAGAAATTGGTTTTCTACCTGGTGATTTAAGAGAAAAAATGGATCCCTGGGTTCAACCAATATATCAAAATTTTTACCAATTATATGATAAAGTTAAAGTTGAAAAGCTTATTGAAGATGGTAAAATAGAAATAGTACCTGTATCCTTTATGAGAGGTAGAACATTTTTAGATTCAATGATTATAGTTGATGAAGCACAAAATGTTACTCATGAACAAATGGAAATGATTACTTCGCGTATTGGATTAAGAAGCAAAATGATGGTTTGTGGTGATTCTCACCAAACAGATCTAAAGAAAAAATCTGAGTCTGGGTTTAAATTTTTATATGCAGCAGCAAGGAAAATAAAAAAACTAGAAGCTATTACATTGCTTACTAATCATAGAAATGAAATAGTTGAGGATTTATTACATTATTATAATGATGCTATAGATAAAGGTTTAAGTATTACTACTTCTGGTTCATATATTTATAATAGTAAGAGTTAGTATCATATTTATAACAAAATAGAATTATGGCATTATGTACCACTACAGGTTCATTAGAAGTTTTTTTACGTGAAAGTATAACTTTACCTAATGGTAATGAAGAAGTAGCAACAAATAGTATAAAAATAGCTAATGTAAATCAATTAGTAAGAAGAATAGATACGATATCCGCAAATTGGGAAGGAACAGGAGTTGAAATTTTAAGATTTGTAGATAATGAATCTTCTCAAGTAGCAGGATCATTTGTTAGAGATACAGTAAAATATTTAAGATTTACTAATTTAGATTGTGACAATTATCTTTCATTATATCTAATACAAAATAGCCCAGATGCACAATCACCTAATACAGGTAATGTAGGATCGGGAGATGAAGGTGTATTTAAAATAGATCCAGGTAAATCTATGATGTTATCTAATGCACAGTTCGAAAGTAGTAATTATTATGATTATGTAGTAGAGGGATATGTTGATTTACAATATTTTTCATCTTTTGCATCATTATATAGTATAAAAGCAAAAGCAAACGCAG